GTCCATATTTTTCAACTGCTTCCATTTCATCAACTGTCAACGGAGTTTCTTTACGAGCCCATTTGCTGGTGCTGTAGTCTGCGTAACCGCCCTTACTTGTCTTAACTACAGTGAAGTCAAGACCGTTGTCGTAGTCAGTTGGCAAGTTTTCCAATTCTGGGTCCATCAACGCACCCTTAACCAACGCAAAAATTTGCGGGCTAATCATGAAGCGGCGGATTGGATTTTCTGGTGTGTTTTCTTCCTTTATAGGATTTTCACGCACAAAGCCTTGGAACAAGTAAGAACGCTTTTTCCAATATTTACGACCCAGTTCTTCAAGAGATTTATCCTTGAACCACGGACGTACTTCCGACAAGATTGGGCACGGACCCATGTCTGGCCACATTTCAATACAAGGAACCTGTACCATTACTTTCTTTGATTCTGGCTGTCCAATGATGCCATTGAATTCCAGTTTAATCATTGCCTTTTCAACCCAGAAAAAATTGTTAGATGGGTCAGCGTCAGGTAGGAATCGCAGACGTGCGATGTCACCTTCATTGATATTCCAATGTGCGTATGTTGCGCCGTCACCAAAGACGCCAGGTTTGGAGCCAGATGCTTTTGCTTCTTGTTCTTGGAGTTTTGCCCGGATTTGAGCGAGAGTTGTTGCCATAATAGTTTTTCCTTTATTAAATAAGAGATGGTCTCAAGTTTGCTTAGATACAATATCTTCGGCATGAAGTCATTGTAACAAAGATATTTATCCTTTCGCAACACAAAAGACTAATAAATCAGTGTAATTTCACCATTTATTTTAGCCAAAAGAAAGGGCGACCGAAATCGCCCAATCTACTTCCCATCCCGAGGGTTGTTCTTATTTCTGACCGCTAAATGCCCGTGCATTATTTGATGCAGTGCCGGGTTGATCTTGACGCGCCCATTGACTTGATGATGCACCTTTAGTAGGACCAACTGTACCGCTAATACGTGATGGATCTGCTTGGCGATTATTTGATCTATTTTGTTTTACTTGACTAGCAAGTGAGGTTCTTTCATAATCAGCGGTTGGTCTTGACCCTTTTGCTGGTGCCGGTTGGTCAGAACCGCCAGGAAATACGCGCACTGCCTCATCAACCTGTTCTTCAGCTTCTTTGATAATATCTGAATATTTGCGGAAAAATTCCGCGCCTGTCAGTTTTGTGTTTGTTGCTGCCATTTTTGTTCTCCAATATATATTTATTTAGTTTATCCCAGATAATCTGCGTAAGTCAACCAACATACTATTATGATTTACTGCTGATTCCGTTGGTTGTTGTGGTGGCTGTTCGCCAGAATCTGGTGCTGGTTCTTCAGCTGCAGGATCATCACCATCGCCGCCACCCTTGAGTTCAGCGTCAATCTTCGCACCAACGCTTGGCATGTTTTTCATCAACCAGTCATACACTACTGGGCGAACGTCCATTTCTGGACTACCTTTTGACGCATCGTAAATATGATCAAATAGCATGTCGTCACCCAAGATGTCATATAATGCCGCGGACGCATCGTTTCCGTCAATTCCTGCGATTAGTGGGCTAGCCATTAGTTCTTGAAGTTTTTGTATTTCAAGCTCATCCTTGGGCAATGCCCATGTTCCTTCTTCAAGATTGCTCAAGACTTGAGCAAACTCGTTTACCTGTTTATCTATAGCAGTTGTTATTTGCGGCATATTTTTACCTTTTGATTTTGAGTATGCTTGATACACGAAAGGAAGTGCTTCTTCCAGTCTGTCATCAAACTTTTTCTGCGTAAACTTTCCACGCAATGATTCCATGTCTACATCGCCTTGATCATCTAACTCGGGCCCAGGCGTCCACGATTCTTTATACATGGCATATCCGCGTGGCCCTTTAATGTGATGAAGGATGCGGTGTATTTCGTGATACCGTTCTTTGGCGGCGTTTACCATTTCTGATGCTTCATGATCTTCAAACGTTTTATTGCGTGAGCCTTGGATAAACTTTTTAATTTTTGCCATTTCTTGAACAAGACCGCTTGTATGTTTTCCAAAATCGTCGTATATTTGCCCGCCGTGAGCAATGTGTTGCCCAATAGCCCTTGCCCCAGCTAAGTTGTTCGTAGGCATTTTAAACCTTTGCCCTTCAGCGTCCTCTACATACACAGATTGTATCTTGCGGCTGCGAGCACCATGAACTGATTCGTCAACTGATGCTGAATGACGGATAATAAGCCGTGTGCCAGGTGCTACTGATTCATAACTTGTCTTAGTAGAACCATATAACTTGCTTTCTGAAACTGATGCAGCAGCGTCTGGGGTGTGTTCGTCAGACATTTGTTTCAAATCTTTTAACCCAAGCCCTTTTCTACTAATGTCATGTGGGACGAAACTCATCATATTACGTTTTGCGAACATTCTAAGGTCACGAAGAAAATCATACCACTCTTGCTTTTGTGTGTCGTCTAATTCTGAGCTTATACTGCGGCTGTAAGTCACTTTAAGTGCTTTTGTGTCAACTATGGAGATACTGATATTGCCAAAGTTGGCATTATCACTGCTTATATAGTCAAAGTTGAAAAACCTTGCTTTACCAGGCACAGTGGTTGCTTTAGCTTTTTCGTCGCCAACACTTACATTCTCAAACTTTGAGCGTATTTTTTCAAATAATGAAGCTGCGATTTTGTCAATGTCAAGCATAAAAGTTCCAGATGTATTACTTATTTATCTGTTTTTTAAATCATAATGAATGGCAAAGGAGCGACAAAATCGTCGTTAGCTCGCATTTGATTATCTATTTCAGAATTATAATTTTGAAGCGTTTGCATTATGCGTATTACTAAGAGTGAGGCGGATACTAAATCATCTGTATCCCCCACTCTAGCCGCATACGATAAGTTTGCACGAACAAACGTCTTCAACTCACTGATCAAGTTCTTGCTGTTAATCTTTAATCTACCCATTTCAATCAGTTGCTTGAACTTAGCGCATGCTGTAAGTTTAGATTTGTGTGTAGTGGTAAACCCTTTTCTGCTCTTACCACCTTCAGATAAGAAAATACCTTTGATATTTTGTTCACCAACTTCAGATATTGACATTAGAGTGGCTTCACCAACTCCATTGTTCTCTATGCTGTAGTAAATATCGTTTTCAGTTCCGATAATATCGTATATGTATTTTATAATGTCACGCAATATTCTAACTTGCCCTTGAATGGGGGTTTTATTGTGCTGCCACTCTCCTACTTGCTCAAAGGAAGGTAGCTCATAAATCTCAATAGCAGAGTAATCACCACCAGTGCCTAAACTTGGGTCCATCCCAATGGCATAAGTATTACCACGAGAAGGTTTTTTATACCATCGCACTTGCCCTAACTTATCCACTGGATCTATAGCAGATAGCTTAGACAATGTCATTGCGTTGATCAGTGTTTCTTCAAAGATAATAGGCTGACAATTAGAAACTAATATAGAATTCGCATAAAATCTAGCCCCGTTGTCTACTCCAATCAAATCATACACTGGAACTTTTTTATTACACTTTTGCTTGCTAATCAACTGCAATGGACCACTTTTAGTTTGCACAGTTTCACCTATTTTAATTCTGCATGCTTGCTTTGCTTTTATTGGTGTAATATAAATTTTGTGATCAGATGTACACTCAATAAATTTATTATCCTCAAAAATAAGTTTAATAGTTGCGCGATACCCCATTAGCGATACCCCAGTAAAGTTTTGATACCCAGTCGGGGTCAAAACCTTAAAACCATGTATATTAGGTTTAAAAATCTGAGTCATTTGTTAATACTTTGTAGTTTTGTTTAGACTCAAAGAGCCAAACTTCGTATAGAAACCCTTTTTCTAATACTGCTGCTCGTTTTTTTAAATTATTTTCAAATCGTGTAGTATATTTAGGTTCACCATTACCGTCCCACCACCATCTTGCTTTGACTTCAATTATCTTATTCTCAGAAGGTATAAATATGTCCGGATAATATTTTAAATGGTGCCGCCTATTGTCAATATATGAAAATGTCGGCAATTGATAACTCGTATACTGATCATGCAATATCAATTCTGTTTCAGAGTATTTCTGCAATAACTGTGTTACTACTAAATGTTCATAACCGCGAAGTCCAATTACTTTACCAGATGGTAGAGTAAAATCCTTGCCAGTAGCATTGCTTTTTGCTGCTTTCGATAATACACCGGGCCGCAAAAAAGAACACTGCACACCAAATTTTAACAAATTAGTTGCTCTTCGTTTATCGTTTATTGCGATTTGCTCTAACTCAGTTTTCTCTCTATTTTTTCGAGACGAGGCTTCCCATCCAGAATAATATTCATTTCCGTATTTTGCAAGTTTTGACGATTTAGCTTTTTTCTTAAACTCTTCGGATTGTGTTACTGCTGAAACACCATATTTTGATAAGCATGTTGCTTTTCTTTTTTCATGTTCAAATGCTAGTTGCTCAGTAGTTTTGTTTGCGTGTGCAGCACTATAATTTTTTGATTGCTGTTGTTTGATTTCCAATGGACTGCTCTGCTTGGATGCACTTATCGATTTGCCAACACATGCATCTGCTCCACAACTTTTTGCATATGAATTATTGCGTTGGTAAAAGGTTAATTTATTACCACACCTGCATGTAGGTGCAATACCAGTTATGTATTTTTCGTAATAATCTTGATACGATAGGTTGTATTCTCGCAAATGTCGAGTAAACTGCCCATTGGCGCGGCAGTAAAGGTGGTTATCTATTTTTGACTCTTCGTAAATAGCGCGCATAAGTTATGTTCTCTAATATAGTTATTTATGCCAAATTAAACAATTCTGAAATTGACATACTAATATTATTTCCAGCGGAGTCTAATAGATCTATCAGTGTAGTTTGCGCGAGGCACAAATGCTCCCGGCTAAACTTTTCAGATCCTATTCTACCTAACTCATCGTCGGCCCACTTTTGATCTCTGTCTGGATGTTCGTTCCACAATGCAGTAAACGCTTTAAACCCGTTCCTACCTATGCCAGTTTCATTGCCAAACTCATCTACTGTCTTGTTTGCTTCTAACCAAAGTTGCCAAAACTGATCTTCGTCAGAGTTTGGAGTAGAGGTAATAATTGCTTTACCACCGGTAGACAAGGTTGGCGAAATAGAAGTCCAAAATTCCTGCGCAATGGTATTCCTCACAAACGCAAACTCATCGAGGTAAAGTAAGGTAATAGACAAACCACGCCCGGTGTTTTCAGTTGTTGCGGTTGAAATAATTCTAGAGCCGTTCTCAAACTCTATGCTGCCTTTGTTATAACTTGTTACCCCAGCACGAATATGGTTCGGTGTAGACTCGTATGCGTATCTAATACGCTGCATGATTTCTTGGGCGCCAGCATACTTATGGGCTGCCACTAAAATAGTGCTGTCAGGCTTAAACATGGCAAACCACAGCAGATATCCTGCGGCGGTTGTAGTATTATGACTTAAAATTCCATTGCTATAAAACCTGTGATTATTAGAGTTTACTCCCAAATCATACATATTCACTAAGTGATGCGTGTTTATGACATGCTCGACTATTTGTGGCCCACTCTGTGTTTGGATACAGTCGCCAGATTTCAAACTGCATACGAAAATCTCTTGAAAATTTTCATCAAATAAAATATGGTTATCTGCACAGCGTAATACAGTGCCATCTACCAGCATCATTTCCCATATTTCATATTCTTCTGTTTGCTTTATATCGGATATAGGTTCATACCCAGTGTCGGTCATGACTTCCCAACCGTCATCACTTATATCCACTACATCAGTGAATTTACGAGTTATGTTGTCAGAAAGGTTATACATTCTTCGCAGCATTTTTACAGATAGATGAGCAATATACCTGCCTGTTCGACGAAGGGGGTAAACTCCACGCTGCAATGCTTACATTTTTTTTGTAGCACGAGATATCGGGGATATCTGTTCCATCTCGTTTAGCTTGCTGATATTCGTAAAATTTTCCAATTGGGATTTCATATTCTTCACCTTGCTTGTTTCGAATATTTATCCTAGATGAGTCACCTTCCAAACACTTTCCTAATTGTCTAGAAAGTAGGTTAATAGAAAATCGGTAATCGTTGTAGGACTTTACCAGGTTTCGTTGATAATCGTATGGCTCATATAATAGTTTACCTTTGACGGGATGCTGAATATAAAAGTATTTTTCTAGAAAATACGATGGTCCGGTTACTGGATCAGCACATTGCAAAAACTCAGCCATTTGCTCCTGAGAATAATACTCAGGTTTGTGTGCTGATTTTATTAGGACGCCATCTAAAGATTTTGCCATTTTAGTTAGTAGGTAACCACAGGTGAGAAAGGATTTTTGTAACTGTCATACCCATCATCTTCAGGGTATACAGGGTAGTCATCGGGGTTGTCGCCAGGTTCAAGAAACATGTTTTTAATACCCGCTTAGTTTCCGCAAATCGTAAAGGGCGCGATCGTCTTCATCTGTGTCATCGTCGCCCTCATTCTCTTCATCAGCGTAATCGTTGTAGGCTACATTTGACGCATGAAAACTGTGTTTGCCATGATTGTAGAGCTTTACGATAACGAAATGTTTATCTCTTCCAAAATCATCTACATCACCAGTCTTACCAGAGAACTCAACATTACCAGTGATGATGACTGGATCACCAACGCTTAACTCTCTGTTACCAAATTCACTTTCAGCAGGGTCTGGGTAGCCATTAGATTCAGCACCAGACACTGGGCTAATGGAATCATTGGGCCCAGCACCAAGTTCAGTAAGAAACGACTCTGGCAAATATTCTTTGAATGTTTTCATTATTTTTTAATGCTTGATAGCATCCCCTTGTATTGACGCATTAGGCTACGAGTTTCTGCCATTGGGTTGTTGCCCGGGCTAGTCATCTTGTAAGAACGACCCTGCCCGTCTTTGTCACCGCGAGCACTACCGTAACCTGGAAGCAAGGTTTCGTCAGGTTCGTTTGCGTATTCTTCTTCTACCTCAACTTCAGGAGCAGCAGCATCAGCAGCTAACTCTGGGACAACTTCTAACTCAGGTTCAGCAGACATCATGTCCATCATGCCACGCATTGATGGTTCTTGATTTATGTCATCAACACTGGTGGCATCATCACTAAAGTCATCTACACTAACATCAGGACTCACCTCTGTAGCAGTTTCATCACCAGGCAATCCGCTCAACTTACGCAACACTGCCAACACATCGTCTGTGCCAGAAACATTGAGATTCATATTTGCGTCTTCGTTTAACATATTGCCCTTATTGATTTTGCTATCGCCCATATAGCGTCCTTGGCCGTAGCCGCGGGTGTCACCAAAGCTACCATTATTAGTTGTGTCTGGACCTGGAGCAACTGGTGGCCTTGCCGCTGCGTCTGCCGCACGCTTGGCGTCTAACTCTGCGCGTTCTTGACGCTTTTGATCGGGTGTTACCACCCTAGCATGAAATCTTTGAGAGCCATCTTTATTTTTCATGTTATTAGCCATTGCCGCAAAATCGTCTGCCAAGCCTTCACCTAAATCTGAGTTAAAGGAGATATGAATTTCTTCACCATCTATGCCAGAAATACTTGGAGCCCCATTAATGCCACTATCTGCTTTTAACGCATTAACAATAGCTATAGCTGTTGATTTACCAATTACTGTCAACTCGCCATTTTCAAAGAAGAAGTCTAACCCTTCGTCATATCCCAAACTAGACAACTTATGAGTAACGGCTTGCTCTTGATCATCCATTAGCATGCTCTCGTCCACTCCTCTATTGCGGTCTGGGTTACCCATTTCACCTTGACGCATCGTATAATCAGTAAAATCATCATCTTCATCATCTTCTTCATCTTCTTCATGCTTTCCCATCTCGTAGCCATCATTCTTAAAATTACCATCGCTATAGTCATTGTCAAAATTGTCACCAACGCTCTCAAGAGGCATTACATCACCACCCATGCCTTCCATTGGAGGGGCATAGTCTTCGTGGCTTGATAACTCTCTGGCTGAGTCTATATACCCGTCATCATCGTCATCATCTAATCCAATATCTTTTTCTAGTCTATTAGCGACCCATTGAACTGGGTCACCAGTGCGGGCCTTGGCTACACCGTAAGGCATTTCACCAGAATTCAAATAATGGTCGAACAACTCTTGATACATTTCGTTGTCATCTAACTCGCCAAACTCACGGAACTGTCTTGCTTCGTAAGGATATTTTTTAAGTATACCTTCAATGTCAGAGTTTACACCAGAGCCTTCAGTCAACCCAGTGTCGTAAGATATATCACGATCTAGTTGCTGCGATACCCACTCATATGGATCACCATCACGAGCTTTCATCGTGCCATACGGCATTTCACCAGTGCTGCTATAGTGGTCGTATAATGCGTCATACAATGCGTCACCTAAATCACCACCATCTTTGAAAACTTTCACTTCATGTGGAAACCGCTTCAACACTCTTGCTAGACCTGAATCAGACACATTGAACTCCGCGCCCTCTGCTATTACTTTAAATGCGCGGCGTGATTTACTTTCGTTTGTTTTCTTAGTGTTTGCCCCCACCTTATTTTTGCTCAGCTCCATGATCTTTTTCTCAGATATAGGGGTTCCATCTTCCTTAATCATGCTATACTGTTCTGGGTTAGGCATTTTTGCTCGTGCGCGTTGAGCATCTTGAAAGTTAGTATATGCTTGCCCAACTTTTTTGTTTGAACCCTTCATCACAATATACACTTTACGCTGTGCTTGACTATTTTGTAGTGACGGTTGATGACGCTGTGCTGGTGCTGCGAAATCTTGATTCGCAAACTCGCGTTCTGCTGCATGGCCCATCGCTGCTGCTGATACTTCATCAACTTGATTACTACTTTTATTTTGCGTATCAATCTCATAGTATGCAGGTGGAAGTGGTGCAAGTTTGACACGAACACTTGCATATACTCCTGCACCAACGTGATATTTTACATCAACTAAACTTGGATCTATACCATTTTGTGTTACTTTATCAATGAATTGATCACGCCTATCCTTCATTATTTGCCTATCTTCCGGTTTAATTGTTGATAGCGGCACATGTCTATAAATATCGACCAAGCCTCTAATAGGGATACTGATACGGTAGACCGTCCCTCCATTAATACGCGCTGTACTATATGGGGGTCCAAAGAACTCTGTTGCGATCGCTTTAACTTTTAATGCTGTTGGATCAGTGACTTTCCTGAAATCTTCATCAACTTGATTACTACTTTTCTGACTTTCATTCAGTGATTTTTTACCAGTGGTGCTAGTTATAGGGGCTGATTGCGACTGTTCAGTAGAATCTTTAGCAGCAATATTTGACAGTTTGTTTAATATTTTTCTCATTTTATTTTATGCCTTTCTTAGCCACTGGGCCGTTGTTATTTTGTGCGAGATCGTTCGTCGTCTTTGGAGCAGGTTCTTTTTTCTTGCTGGCAAATTCCATCTTCTGCGATTCAAGTTCTTTCAACATGCTATCCAAGCGTTTTTGCCCAACTTGTGGTTGCCCATCTACACCCTTTTCTAAATCTTTAGTTAGGATGTCGCCCTTTGCTTTACCCATCTCTTCATCAAGATCTCTCATGATTTCTTCTGGACTGTTTTTAGGAGTAACCACAACGCATGCCAATGGGAATCTACCTTGCTCACCTATTACTTGTCTAACTTGAGCATCCGTACAAGGCAGTTTAAGAGTTGCCGTAAACAAGTATACATCTAACTCAGGGTGGGCAGGGAAATCTAACGAATGGTCAGATGGTGGCAAGTGTTTTGGGTTGCTTAGGCTGTCTAAGTCGTATGCTTTCAATGCGTGTTCTAAGCGATCGTGAGCATCGTCATCAAAGTCTTGGCAGGCGATCTTAATCTTAAACTCGTAAGACTTAGCTTCTGCTGCTTCTATTAGAAAATGTGTAAAGGTTTTCATGAATGTGTCCAATTCTATAGTTATTTATCCATTTTGCTGAGCTTTTGCGGCGTTTGCTAATATGGTCTGTAGTAGAGCGTTCCTGTCTATTACGGTGCCCTTGCCCTCTATGGTGTCGTCATTTTGTGGCGTAGTAGCTGATGCTTTAAGGCGGTCAACTTGATCTAGTCTAGCCTTCTTGAGCTGTAAGTCAACCATTTTGAGCTTCTTGTCCATCTTTGCCATTTTGGCCGTCAGTGCATGTCCAAGCATCGAGCTTGCTGACTGAAAAATCACGCCGCTCACTCTTGGGTCCACATTCATCCCGTAGTCCATGAGGTTAGTAAAGTTTTCAGTCGCAAGTTTCGCCAACTCATCCATTTCTTGGTCTGACGCAGTTAAATCAGTGACCGTTGGTAAGGCAGCATCTATTTTATCAGTCGCGGCATCTATTTTTTCAATGATATCTTGCTGTTCAGCTACTACCTCCAACTCTTTTTTAGTCTCTGCATCTGCTTGATCAATGGATTTTGCTGACGGTAAGTTAAACAAATCCTCTAGTTTTTTGCTCATGTGGTTCCTCGAATCTCGTATTTATTTTTTTCCGCCAGCCCATAAATCCTTCTCACTTACAACGCGAAAGGTAAGGCCAGTGTTAGCACAAAATGCTCTCGCTGCTGTCCATTTTGCAATGTTGAGTGCTACTGCTAGTTTGTCCCGTTGAGACCTTGCTGCTTCCAGAGTAGATTGAGCAGATGGTTTGATCTCAATCAACTCAGCATGTGACACCCCGTTAGCGTCAAGGTAAACCATAAAAATATCAGGCACATAAGTCGTATTCCTACCAGTAAGCGGATTCCTGTATGGAATCCGAATGCTCTCTGACGCCCACTGTGTTATGCTAGGGTGATTATCGCAAAAATTAAAAAATGCGAGCTCCCAAGAACTTCTATACGACGGAGTATGATTTCCTACATATTTTTCTGGGTGTTTGGGTATATATTTCCCTTGGGCATATTTTGACATATTATGGCAAAAGGGTGCGAGTAATATACTTATTAGTTGGGGCAATGTTTACTAGCCCTACTAGGCTAGTCCCGACGCGGTTTAAGTTTAAAAACATCGTCAAATAACTTGTGAGTTGATTATCAGTTAACCCTGCAAACTTGCCTATTACATCCATAATATCAAGACCTTGAGATTTTGCAGTATAAATCATCGCTCCCGCTAATGCTGATGCACTTGCTTTATTACCAGTTATTTTTTCAAAATAGCTAACCACCACCTCATTTTCATTTTGTGAAAGTTCGTATCTTTCATTGTAAAAGTTGTTAAAATAATCTGTCGTGCTGTCAGTTATTTTTTTATTACTTAGATTTGATGGTTGCATTTAAATAGCCTTATTATGGATGTGTATCAGAACCTTGGCCTGGCTCTACGTTGACATTAGATGCAGTGTTGTCGCGAGGTTTTCCAGAAAATAAATCGTTAAACTGTTTACTGGAGGTCACTTTACTCAGTATGTTAGCAGGTAGAGTGGATTTAATATTAGAAATCGCTTGATTAATACTAGTGCTGCCAGTCAATCTTGGAGTTATTAACCCGCCACTTACTGTAGTAAGTATATTTCCACCAACTTTATTTAATTCGGCAATAACTGGCAACTTGATAGACCCCCATGGGTTGGACGAGTTTGTTAATACTGCTTTTAATCCAGTTGTTGCTACCTTTTTAAGCATAGAATTTAAATTTAAGCCAAAGGGGCTGGGCGCATCAGCCGAACTCCCAGGCATTTTCCCATCATTAGTTACGTTATTACCAAAAATACCATTCGCTGGTTTTGGTCTAATATCATTTACTTGAGCAGCGTAATTTTCTGTAATAGACGGGCTATCTTCATCATCATAATGTAATTCTGCAAATCCATATATTAGATTTGATAGCGATCCAGATTTATAAAACACAGTTTCATATTCTACATTCATAGTATGCTGCATTACATCACCACCAGATGCAGCATTGTGCTCACCATGTTGAAAACTTTTTATTATTGGATTAACTAAGGTGTATTCACTGAAATTTTTGTCGTGTAAACTGTATATTCTAATAGCTTTTAAATACGGTGCTTTATTGCGAGCAGCATACCCCCATCCATTGACCCCTCTAACATTATTGATCTCTTCGTGAACTCTGCTCATTTGAGATAAATCATCGCTGCTGCCATGATCACTAGTGCGATAATAATATTGATAGTAATCGTTCCAAAAATCTCTTACTCTGTCAGCACTATCATCGTGAAACTGTATTGTAACTGGATCGTAGTTAATCTTAGTTTGAATAATGTGTGGACGATTGTATGCATTTAGAGTTTTAGTATCAATGGAAAATTTTGGTAGCCCAACTTGCTTGACCATCATTCCTAACTCGACTTGCTGACTACCTTTGCCCTCTGCCAGATCAAAAAATACATGATACAGAAAGGTATATTTTGGAGCTAACTCATAATGGTTGGCAACAAATAACTTTGAGGCATGTTTCCAGTCTTTAAATTGTGTACTCATAATAGTATTTATGCCAAAGAAATAGGGCCAATTTTTTGGCCCTATTTCATCTCACCTTAGAGACTTAACGGTGTTGTTAGTTTGAGGATACGCCTTGCGTTCTTCCTACATCAATACCGACACCACTACCTTGTGGTTTCTGTAAAGCGTTATCCATCATAATGTTAAGCGTAATTTCAACTGGATCATTTGACGCATAATCCATATCGCCGTATTCAACGCCAGACAACAAGCAACCATACATTTCCCAAGTCTCTAATACTGCTGGTTCATGTGATCCATTACCGCCATCAAGCATTTCAAGTCGAGTAATAAACTTATAGTCAATACCTGAAGCAGCACTGGATTGTTCCATAAAGTCAAATTGTTTCTGCAACTGTTCAGCGACTAACTTGCTTACATTACCTACTGCATCATCACGAAGTACGCAAGAAACTGGTTCCCATTTTGGTTTACCAGTTAAATTAATTTTACTGTTATACACATCAATCGTAATCGTTTCAAAGGTTGGGTTTGGACGTTTAAAAGTCTTGACTTGCTTTGTAAGTTCAACAAGTTCAGAACTTACACCGAAACCTTCAAAAGTGACGCGATAGCGAAACTTTAGTTTCGGCATCAACATACCTTGGGTGGATGCACTTTGGTTAGTTGCCAAAGGTACGGTAAATTTGGTTAGCGATGAAATAGACATATCTTTACTCCTGTAAGTGCCGTATGACACTATATAAAGATATTTATAGTTTTTCACCAAATTTACTCGTATTTAGCATACGGCATTATATGGGTAGTTAATAAATTGGACTAATGCGTAAATACTTTATACTGGTTCAATATATATATGACTAAATTTTAATTACCATAAATAACTATACAATTTTAATATAATTTATATAGTAAACTTAAAACATTAAATAAACTATATAATCCAATATAATTTATGACTCAATTAGTTCTTAAAGCATTCAAATACCGAATTTATCCCACTAAGGAGCAGTCTAGTTTTCTAGACCGTAACTTTGGTGCAGTTAGATATATCTGGAACCAATTCGTTGCATCTTTCAATCATAATTTCATTGGTCCAGTATTACCTCAAGACGAAAAGTTCATTAAAGACCTATCTACAAGAGATTGGACATGCCCTAGCTGTGGTACTAAACATGATCGAGATCTAAATGCTTCAGTAAACATACTCTATAAAGGTCTAGATGATCTTTATTCACTTACATCGGCCGAATTAGCCGATTACAGACGTCGAGAGTCAGTAAATCCTAAAGTAGAAATACCAAAGGTAGATTCATTGAAACGTCTAGTCAGTTTTATAGATTTTTATAAAACGGCATAATTATGAAAATTAAATGTGAAATTTGCGAAAAAGAGTTTGATAGATTTATCCACTGGAGGCATTTGCGTGAACACGGATTAACCAGTGATAATTATAAAAGTAAGTATGGCAACATTTCAATTCCAGGTAAATTTACGTTGCCCGAGGAAAGAAAAAATAAAATATCCCAAGGGGTAACGCAATACGCAAACAATAATTCTAATGTTATGCGTGATCGCACAGCAAAAGCGATAGCAACAAAAATTAAAAACGGCTACGATTTTGGGTCTTCAATGCGTGGCAAGAAACAGTCTGAGTTTTCGAAACTTAAAAGCAGTGAAACTATCAAAAAAGTAAATGAGCAACGAAGGCAGCAATCAGATATTAAAATTTCGCAGGCAATTATCGCAGCAAACTTAGTTTTAGAAAATAATTTGTCAGACGCGGTCTTCAAATTACATTGTGTAAATTGTAACTCAAGTTTTAATTTCACCAAGCAATATTTACAACCGTCAAAATTTAAACTTGAACTATGCCCTACTTGTTATCCAAGAAAAAAACCAACAAGCGGAAAAGAAAATGCAATTTATACTTTCGTTAAATCAATATGCCCATCAGCAGTTCAATCGTATAGAAGCAAATATCATAGTAAAGAGATAGATATTTTTGTTCCAGAATTGAATATTGGGATTGAGTTTAACGGCCTATATTGGCATTCAGAAGATGTTCTGGAATCAAATAACCGTAGTAAATTATCAGATTTAGAAAAAATGAAGTGGGCTAACGAAAACAATATTAGACTAATACAGATTTTTGAGGACGAATGGGATTTACATCAGGACATAGTTAAGAGTAGGTTATCAAGTATTTTGTGTGTTACTCTGCCAAAGATTTTTGCCAGAAAGTGTCAAGTAAAGAAAATTTCCGGGCATTGTGCTGCGGTATTTTGTGACACAAATCATATTATGGGTACTGGTAGAAGTAACGCATGTTATGGGCTGTTTTTTGATGAAAAACTTGTTTCAGCAATGACTTTTTCTAAATCAAATTTGTCTAGAAAAATATCATCTTGGGAGTTAAATAGATTTTGCTCCTTGGTGAATCATCAGGTAGTTGGTGGAGCAAGCAAGTTATTTGCTGCGTTTTTGCGAGAGGTATCTCCATTATCAGTGATATCATATTCAGACAACAGATGGAGTAATGGCGGAGTGTATTCAGCAATGGGATTTAAAAAATTAACCAACGGAACTCCTAATTACTGGTATGTTAAACCCAACTACCCAGCTCGAATTCATAGATTCAATTTAAGAAAACCTGCCAATTTTCATTCTGACATGACAGAACGAGAATTGCGGGCAAGCGAGGGATATTTTAGAATATGGGATTGCGGAAGTAGCAAATGGGTCTGGACCGCTAACTCATAAAAAAATTATTTTTGGTTTAGTTCGCATACGACTAAATAGTTATATGAAAGACCAAATTACAAAGTTTCTGTTAGACTGCTCGACAAAAATGCGGCAAAGAAAAATCAAAGTGAAAGATGATTATTGCAAGTGGCTTAATCACGAGTATCCTAAGGTATCACTTGCCGGGCAAATTAATGCTATCCTTACTAACAGTTCGCCATATTGTTCAGTCTGCGGGGAGCCAGTTAAGACAGTAGGCAAAAAAACGTGCTCACTGCTATGCCGCAGCAAGATGGTTAATACAGGCGAAAGAGTCAAAAAGCAAAAAGAAACACTTCGAAAAAAATACGGGGTCGATAACATACGCAACGTCGACGGTGCTGAAAATCGTAGAAAAGAATCTATGATTAAAAAATATGGAGCATTGGTATCTGATGTAACACGGCAAAAAGCAAAAGAGCGTAGTGGTGAACTTCAGACTAAAGGTCGTAAGACGCTAACTGAAAAATATGGGGTTGCAAACCCAAGTCAGTTAGCAGACCATAGAGAAAAATGTATTTCAACACTAAATGCGCATTACCAAGTTAGCAACTATTTTATGTCGGCAGAGTTTAAGCAAAAATCAATAGAGCAAGCTGCCATTAAATGGGATTCTTTTGTGCCAAATACTATTGAAATATTAGAAATAGCAGATCCTGGTGAGAGCAAAACTGCTATTTTTGACAATCCAAACAAGTTAATTAAGTTTAAATGCATTGTATGTAACTCTGTCGAGGAAGTTCCATCAGAAACAGTCAAGTGGAGAATACAAAATACTGGCACTTGCTGTTATTCCTGCAGTGGGATGAGCAAGGGCTCCGTAATGGAAAATGATATCAGAAAATTCATTCATTCTCTTGGGTTCTCAACTTTGGATAATAGTAGAGATTTAATTTCTGGTAAGGAAATAGATATATATGTTTCAGAAAAAAATGTTGGGATTGAATTTAACGGATTATTTTGGCATAATGATTTACGGGTAAGTAAGCATTATCATTTAGAAAAACTAAACTTGGCCACTAGCAAAGGAATTCGACTAATACAAATATTCGAAGATGAATGGCTACATCAACCTGAAGTAGTTAAAAGTAGGTTAAAAAATATTTTGGGCATAACTGGGCGAAAAGTTTTTGCTAGAAAATGCATCATTAAAGAACTATCATTTAATGAAGAACGAGATTTCTTAAGCAAAAAACATTTACAGGGATACAGCAAATCTTCAGTTAAACTTGGGTTATTTCATAATAGTGAACTACTATCAGTTATGACTTTTTCAAAGCCAAATATATCAAAAGGGCAAAAATCAGAACCTGGATGTTGGGAGTTACTGCGGTTCGCAAACGATATAGATACAACTGTAGTTGGTGGTGCTAGCAAACTATTACAGCATTTCATTACTAACTATTCCCCTTCTAAAATTATTTCATTTGCTGACAAAAGATGGTCACAAGGTAATCTATACTCTAAACTTGGATTCACTTTTGTTGCAGATACTACTGAAAACTATTGGTATATCAACTCACGAGAGGTGAAAAGAATCCACAGATTTAATATGCGAAAAAGTGAAGATGATGATCAAGCAAAATCTGAATATGCGAATAGACTTGATCAAGGGTATTTGCGGATATGGGATTGCGGAAGTAGCAAATGGGTCTGGACCGCTAACTCATAAAAATAGGGGCTTTCGCCCCTATTTTTCTATTACTGGACTTACTTGCCAGATGATTTAATACCACCCGGATTTTTCAATCTGATTGGAATGTAAATAAATTCAACTGCCTTCATAGGTTCAATGGCAACGTCAACGTATAACTCATTACGAGCAATACGTGCGTTATCGTTATTCGACTCATCGCAAATCACCAAGTAGTCGTACACACCGCGTTTAACAATCAAATCATTCAACGCATTAGAAATAACTTGCTTAACTTGGTTGCGGGTAATTGCATCATTTGGCTCAAACAAGAACGCATCAGTAGCGTGAGCTAAAATAGTTCTTATGTAGTTAATCAATCTAGCGACGTTAACACGATCCATTGAGCTCGAATATCCTTGACGTGTTTTGTTACCAAAGTTAACTAGGCCAACTGCTGGAAGCAATGTCAATGGGTTAATGTTCAGTTGATACAAAGCATCGCGTAAACCTTGGTTAACACCATTACGCACAAAACTACCGTTAGCTGGATTTACATACCCAATGTCAGTCGCATTGTCAATCAACCCGCGACGTAGACCAGCGTAAGCAAACCATGGATACGACACATAATCGCTCTTGATAGCAGCACGCAAAATCATATGGCTTGGAGGCATGACGATTGTGTTACCTTGTAAGTCATTAGCCAAACCACTTGGATAGTAAACACCCAGGTATGGATCGGCAGTTGACAAGCCTTCACCAGTTGAGTTGGTTGACCAAGCCGTAATGTCCATAACTTTGGCTGGCAAATCCATTGGCGTGTCACCGATGATGAAGCCAGTGTTTTTGCGATCGTTGTTCAGCATCACCATGTTACTGATCAGCTCTGGATAGCCCGGAGCAGCAAGCAAGTTAAACGCAAAACTTTCTTCACGAACTGTTTCGTTGCCGTCAAGAGCTGCTTTCATTGCGCGTGTAATCATCACACGTTGAGCGTGTCTACCAGCGTATGGAGAGCCATCGTTCTTCAAACCACTTGATGTTACCCATGTGGCTTTTTGTGCGGGTAGTACGGAAGCGTTTGGATAAGCAATATCGTTGAAGTAGTTGGAAACGAAATGTTTCACATTGTACCCGCTGCGGCGCAAGTTAAATAGCAGTGTACCGCGTGGGTATAGTCTGTAGTCTGGAGCATCCAAATCAGTGTAGTTACTTGTGAGCAAATCTGAAATCTTAGGTAGTGCGCCAGCAACTGGATCAGCAGTGCCATTTAAATCCCACCGTGCGTCCGCAAACACGATACCATTTTGTGTTACGACGTCAGTATTATCAACTAACTGCCACTTTGTACCAGTGTAACGAGAAATTACTGGAAAGTGATCTAAATCACCTGTGTTGATCCACAAGTCGCCCTTAACTAACCCATTACCAGTGGATTGTGTCAACGGTGCGGTTGGTGATAGTAAAACGCCCTGTGGGTCAGTTTGCTGCAAGTTGTATCCGCGAGCGTCATTAGGCACGTTACGATAGCCCTTCCAACCACTTGCGTCATTCACCATAATGTCAACATCCAGTGGACTGTTGTAGAACCACAGTGTGCCATCAGCTGGAGCAGTGTATGGCTTGCTTGCGGAGTAGGTGTATACCAATGGTTTAAAGTTTGACAGTTTTAGTGATGTACTACCTGGTACTGTTTCCACGTTCAAAGTAGCTGATGTAAATCCAGCGGTAATTAGCGGTGTTCCGATTATATTTTCTAACGTAATAACTCCACCTTGAAGATGTGATATTGTTATTGAGCCGTCGCTGTTTAACTGTGCCGTAATATCGGGCATAAATGCACCAAGAATACTGTTTACAAATGCTTCACTGTCTGTTCCAGTTAAAGTAATAACCTTTGCTTGAATAGCTTGAACACCAGGAGTAGAATATCTAACTCTGAACTGATCACCAGGAGTAAACACTGATGGGGTCAGTGGTGCGGTTCCAGTAACTGACATTGCACCAGATTTAGTTTTAATGTATGGTTTAAAAGAGGAAGTGTTATTGCCCAAATAGTCTTGGTGAATATAGATAGTCCCTGCTTCAATGCCAAAACCGCCTGCACCTGGATCTAAATCATATATTGCATCTGATTCAGATTGATATATAGGTGTGGTTTGTGTATTCCAAACATTTGCTTCGGAATCGTATTTTTTAAATACCAATGATGCTCCGCCACCTAACACTGATGTTTTCATCCACACACTACCAGATGGGCGTGGTTGTGAATCGCTAGCTCTCCAATCTGGGACACCAACATAACCGCCATACTGCATTGCTGGTGGATAAGATGTAACTGGTGTTCCAGTAATGTTAATGCCCATAGCAGCTTCAACTGAGCCTGCAGCAACAATTAATTTGCCATTCAATGCTGCTGATGTAGCATACAACTCAACTCTATCATTTACCACTGCTGCCGTAACGCCTGAGATAGCGGCTGAATTAATATTGGCTACTGCTGAATAAGCATCCGACCCAGTCAATGTTACTACCACATTGTTCAATGTAACCGTGCTACCTGGAGTCAATACCATCCCAGTAACTGATACAGTGCCAGTCAAAGTTGGGAAGGCGTCTTGCCATTGTTGACTGCCAACTTGAACCCAAATGTTATCTTTGCGTTTGTAGAAAATATAGTTGTTTGAGCTATTGGCAACAACCGCGTAGGAACCAACTTGGCCAACAGTGGACACAGGGGTTAAAATACCACTGTTAGAAAATGTTGACGCTGATGATGTAATAACCAATGGCGACACTGAAGTAAACTCTTGGGCAGTGGCATCCCATTGGAAAATACCCCATTTTGTGTTGGTTAAGTCTAACCAGTAAGTACCGTTGGCTGGTTCACCTATTGGTCGAACTGCTGTACCCTCTAGCTGTGCCAAGTCAATATCAGCACGGATAATAAACATTCTGTTTACTGTTCCAAGAGCGCTGTATGCGGTCATCAACCCGTATTCATTTAACTGGTGGCCGTGTAATGGCGTACCTGCTGCACTTTCTTTAAATTCTGGATAACCAAAGTTAGTAATCAAATCGCGCTGGCTTGTAACTGCAAGAAGCTTGCCAGCATTTACTTTGGTAGAGTATTGAGCAATGGAGCCATTGAACAACTTATTTTCTGCAGTAGCCATAAGAATGAATGGCACTGTTCCAACTGCAGTGGAAACATATTGGCTTTCGTCAATGACGGAAATTTCTGAGCCTGGTGATACTAACATGGGAATAACTCCTTAAAACATAGTTAAAAGTATTTATCTGATGGCATGAAAAATCACTCATTTCAATGCTCTTTGGCAAAGGGCCGTGCTAAATACAGCATGAATCAACGTAAAATCTGCCCGTGTTGCGGGATTAGACCAGTGGCCGTCAACTACTACAAGGGTGAGGTGGCGCACTATCGCACCAAGTGCGATCAGTGTCATCGCGCTCGTAGGAAGCCGCTACCTGCTGGGTGGGTCCGCAGCGGGTATAAGAAGATGGATCACTGTGAGCGGTGCTCGTTCAGGTTCAAGACTGAGCAGCAGGCCAGTGTCCATCACATTGACGGCAATGACTACAACAATGACTGGAGCAATCTGAAAACCATCTGCGCTAATTGTAGCATAGAGTTAGCGCAGAGTGGAGCTAAATGGCAACACAATACTGGTGGTGGTCATCGTCGTATTCTGCCAGATTTTTAGTGGCTGCTCGTGGGAGCATCATGTCTACGACCTTGAAGAGTGACTCAAGGGTGCCATTGTTGAGGATGATGGTGTCAAACGAAAAGGCTGCCCAGTCCCATTCAGAGCGGTGGATGCCCAATGCCGTCATAGCGTCTGCTGCCGTAGGGTCAGTGTTGGCAGATACTGCGGTCTCCCACCATGACGGTAACTCACCGCGCTGAACCTGGATTGTAGTCGCTCCAATATTTTCAAGCATTGCTAGCTCGTTCATGAACCGTGCATCACTAACTACGACATTTTTGTCAGCCATGGTTATCAGCTTTTTTTCAAGGCTTGCGATCCAAATCTCGTCTGAAAATCCTTGGCGGCACACTTCTGTCCCCCAGTGCTGTAACACCCAGCGTGGGGTTAGTGCGGGCATGCCCAGTCGTTTAGACCACCATTGATCTACCTTCTCTCGTTCTGCTCTTGCATGCGGCGTCTTGCCCTCAAGCATAACCCTGTCCCATCCAAACACTGCTGCCACTGCGTCCTTCAGTGTATCAGCGAACGATGCCCGTAAAAATCCGTGCTCTTTAACCAGGTAGTCAGAGACTGTGTCTTTGCCAGAACCGATCAAACCTGAAAGTGAAATGATTGCCATATTTTTGAATCCTGTATTACAGGTTAAGTATAGCAGAGTGGCGGCGGGTAGGTCAACAGTTTTGACTAACTGTTTTTGCCGTATTTGCGCGTATTTCCTAACACTGGAGATTGCTTGTTAGTGGCAGGCGGCTCACGAGAGGTTGAGGTTGAGATCTGATTGCTCTGATTATTTTTGCCGTAGTCCGACAGTGCCATTTTTAGCGTTTCTTCCTCTTCTGGTGAGCGGCATACGACTACCATATCCTCACCAAAGTTGCTTTCGTTCTCGTAAGCTGCAACCTCGTTATTAGCCCGTGCCCTAGCACTTGCCATAGTGACTCCAAAGCGATATTGGGTGTATGGATCTTGACTTTTCAACCCAGGCAAGACAAAGGTAGCAGGCATTGGATCAGCCTGATTACTTGGTAATAAGCCTTCTGGTAGGAATTCTGATGCTCTCATAATATGTTTAACCTATTATGAAGGTAAGCGGGGAACTGCCGTCACCGTATTTGTTCAGCTCATCCATCAGTGCTTCCATTTCTGCTTTAGCTTCTGTTTTCAACGCTGTTCCGTTCAATGTTGATCCGCCTTGCGGGCCAGCGATGGTCGCAAACTTCTCTCTTGCCTCACCCAGCATGTGCTTTGCCATACTGTAAGCATACTCTTGAATCCACAGGTTGGATCTGTTGTCATTCAGTATCGCATCATCTGGTTTGTAGTTATACACCCAAAGCAGCACGTTCTCTGCGTCTGATGGTATCCTTCTAGCGATAGTCAGTTTGCGGGTTGCTTCGTTAAAGGTAAAGTTGATATAGCCGCCAAACATTGTCATTGCTAGCTTTTGGTAATCAACGAACAGTTCATAGCTAGTTAGCCCACCAACGCGGCCAGCCGCTAGCATGTAAGTGTTTAAAAACCCAGAACTAAATGGCTCAAACTGGCTGGTATTTGACAGTCCGCCCACACCGCTTCTAAAGATTTGCCGCACTGAAATAATCTCTCGTGGCAGTATATACTCTTGAGTTTCTTTAGTTAGGGTTAGGAATGCGTATGATTCTTCTACCGCGTGTTCTGTTCTGGCACGATATCGTTTTAGTGCCTGCTTGATCGCTTCCATGTAATGCTCACGATCGAGCTCAACATCAATCATTTGATCACCAAGCCGCAGCTTGATGTAATCAATGATTTCAGTTTTAAGATCAGTTACTTGCTGAAATTCGTTAGTTGGCAATGATGGCATAGTTATCCCTTACACTTATG